ACTCGTCTAAGTAAACAACACCAACTTGATATGTTCGTAAGCTTTTAGCAGATGGTTGAGGTGAGTCCCTATCAACCTCTGTAGGTGTGTTTGTTAATTTTATTTTAACAGCTTCTCTAAATGTATTGTTTTGAAGGTAGTTACCATACATTAATCTACCAGCTGTAATCTCTTGCGCTTTAGCTTTACGTGGTACATTATCATAAGGTCTTAATGATTGATTTGATTCAATAGTTTTTTCTATTTGTTCAGACGTGATTGTTATAGACTTTTCTTTATTTTTTAATGTAGAAACTAAATAAATATTAGCGGCGTTAGATTCTTTATATAACACATCAACTTCTATTACATCAGCTGGTAACGTGTCAAAAGTATTTAAAGTAATTTTTCTAACGTTGTTAACCATATTAACATTATGGCCTTCTTCCATGTTGTATATAAAATCTTCGTCATCAGGTATAAACGCTACACCTGTAAAAGGTGAAAATGCAGAATACTCACCATCGTTATATTTCCACCTATACGCGAACCTAGGAAACTTATCTTGAAAAAATGAATCACCTTCTTCAAGCTCAATGTTCCACAATTGTTTATCAGAGCTTAACATTTCATCTGACGTTGATAATAATATAACTGTTATTGTTTGACTAGTGCTGCTTATATCATCTATAGACTTAATGCTAACTCTTGCTGTATATACAGTTGAGTTATCAGTTGTTGTAACCTTTAATATGTCATTTTCTTTATAATCTGGTTGACCTGACAAAACTAAAACAATCTCACTACCTATAGCTTTTGGTGTTGTTGACTCATCAGCTTCAACAAACTTATCTCCATCTGTATCTATAAAAGTTGAATCAACTATACCATCTCTTAATGTTCTTTTTATAGATAAATTTGGTGAAGACTTAGGATATTTCTTTATTGTAGTAACATGTTCTTCCAATAAATTACCACCATATATTTGTGTATGCGTATCAAAGTCACCATTAGTAGCTGCTTTAAATCTATTTATATTTAATTTTTTTGGTTCAGAGTTGTCGTCAGTAAAGAATAATAGATCATCAATTATGTTTATACCTGTTATTAAAAAGTTTTCACTAAACTTAAAAACATCGCTAGTTGCCTTAACAGCAACAGCAACAGGTGATACTACGCTTGAGTTTGCGTCGTATTCTAATATAGCATCTTTATTATCAGACGTAACAAACCAATATATCTTGTTATTCTCCGTATCTCTCGCTGCTCCAATACATTTAGGGTTAGTGTAGCCATCAAAGACTGTTGATGCTGTTATTTTAGAATTACCATTTGACGCTTCTATAGCAAAAGCATCAGAAGTTTCTGATGTTGAAACTTCAATGTTTAAGGCGTCTCTGTATTCACCTGGTGGTACTAGTCTTTCATCCAAGTCTTTATTCATCTTGGATTTTAAAAATTCTCGTCTAAACTCTGGCATATTCTATTAGCGTTTAATCCATTTAGATTTGTTTCTCATTATCTGAGCTAACTCCTCTGATTTAAGATTTGATAATCTTATTTTAGCATTACGTAGTGCTGCAAATCTTTCTTTTTTTAATAAAGCAACGTATGTTGGTTGAACTGAAGTGTGTGTGCTAGCTATTGCATATGCTATATGTTTATATAAAGCTTCTTCAGCAAACTTATGTATTTGCATTTCACCATCAGTTCCTAATGTGTCTGATATATAATTAATAACTAAATGATGGCCACTACAATCACCACTTAAGTGTATTCTACCTTGTACCTCATCAATATAAAAAGTACCGTTATCCTGTGCAAACTCTGGTGATATTCCATATCGTTTACCTTCATTAAACCTAAATTCTATATCTGTGTCGTCACTAAGATTCAATGATCTTGATGTTGTTTCTGTACCTGTGTTGTTTGCTTCTTTAAATTTATTCCATGCTTCTGAAGGTGATTTTGTTAAAGCATTGCCATCACCATCAAATAGATAATCGTAATTATCATCTTGTAATAAAGATGTGGGGTTATTTGTATATCTTGTAGGGTATAATCTTTTATATATACCTTGTCCATCAACTAATTGTAAACCAACATAATTAACATAATCATGAGGTAGAGGTATTATAAGAGATGGTGGCACATCTATTTCTTGTGATTTTCTAGATTTTAAAGTGTCATAACTAAACTCAGCTAAACCTCTTCTAGCATGAAATAAAACATCTGTTCTTTTTACTTTTGGTATTACTTTGTTTTCACCTACATAAGCTATTAAAAAGTTATTTACAACATCATCTAATGAAACGTATTGATATGTACCAAAGCTTTCACCTAATGCTCTTTCTTGTACTCTTAATGTAGCATTTGCTTTTGGTGCTCCATTACTTTCAAGCTCATTAGTGTTGTTTGTATTACCTGAAAAAGTTATTACACCCGTAGATCCATCGTAACTATAATTATCAGTATCTATTTCAACGCTGTTAACAAAAACTCTGATATCTGTCTTAGCACTTGGTATGCTAGGAAAGAAAACAGTTGTTAAAGTAAACGCTCGTTGACTACCATTTGGCTCTGTACTAAAAGTACTTTGACTTTGTTGGTAATATGCTTCTTGTGTTTTTTGAAATAATCCTGCCATTTAATTATCCTTTTTGTTGTTGTATATCTTCAATATTTTCTTTGTCACCTATTTGGTAAACATCAGTTGACTTCATTGCGACACCTGCTAGTTCTAATATTTTAATAACTAAAGCTGGTTCTTCTGATCCGTGTAACTCAAAGTTAGTTGATCCTGTTGCGTTATATAAAGCATCGTTGTTTGCATCTAAATAATAAGCCCAGTTAACTGTTGTAGGTTGTTTTATATAATCAACTTTAACCTTTGATGCTGTTGTTAGTTCTTCGTAAAATGGTGTTGTTGCTTTGCCTTTGTAAACTTTAATTGTATTTCCTGTTCTTGTGTATATAGGATTTGTATCTGTAGGTAATAATATATTACTCTTTAATAATAATCTAAAATCTTTTTTTGTTACAGTTTCACACTCATGAGCTTCTGTAGAGCTGACATAGTATTCAACTGTTGATAGTTTATGAAGAGCTGCGGGTAAACTATAACCACTACTGTATGAACCTAAATCAGTGTCAAAAACCTCAAACAATGCTATTTTTTCTTGTAAACTAGTTACAGAGTCTGCATGTCTAGTGTCATTACCTGGTCTTCTTAGATACTGATCTAAATCAAAAAAGTACTGTTCAAATATTTCTAATTGTGCTTGATTTGCAAATCTGTTGTATTCAATAGGCGTAAGATAACCTCTTTGCTCTTTGTTTGCAATTGACTGAACTCTAGTATATACCGTGTTTATATTTACTGCCATAATTTCTTTTTATATAGTGTAGTCACCCAATAGAGTGACTACTCTATAAAGTGATTAATTAGCTTAATCTTTTTTCTAAATTGTTGTAAGCTTCTAAACCTTCATCGGTTTTAAACCAAGCTGCTAAAGCTGAATATGGATGTTCATCAAAAGGAACATTCATAACTTTTCTACCTGTCTTGGCCCATGTAAAGACCCTGTTGTCTCCAGATAAAGTTATTAATCCTAATTCAACACACTTGATTCCAAAGTTTCTAAGCTGAACATTTTCATCATTTGCTAACTCAATAAGCAATTCTGCATTTTGTTTAGCAAACACTAATATGTCTCTTCTTAGTTCTTTAGAAGTTAACTTTGAAACTTCACTACCTTGTTCTGTTCTTAGTATTGCTTCTGCTCTATCAACGTCCATGTCTCTAGCTAGATTTAAAGCTTCTATTTCTAAGTTAAGGTAATCCATATCATCTTCAGCTTCTTTAACTAAGTTTTGTTCTTGGAACAAAGTGTTTCTATCTGGATGATATAGTGATAATAGTTTCTGTAATGTTTGTTTTTCTTTTGGTACATATAGTGCACCATTTTCAAATACAATATGACCAAGTCTTGCATCACCTTTGAACTCATCTACAAATGGTGTTCTTTGGTTGATTGTATATTTTAACTCCCTCTCATATCCTTTCTCTTCATCAAAATAAAATATACCTCTTGATCTTATAGTGTATGTTAAAGGATTTAAATCTCTAAGTAAATAGTAATTCCTATCCTTCATTTCCCAAGAATCTTTTTTCTTAGGTTGTTCTTTTACAGCAACTACAGGTTCTTCTATAGCTACCGCTTTTTTTGTTTGTTTTTTTGCCATGATATAATAAAATTAAATATTAAAAAAATAAAAAGGGCTAGGCGCCGAAGCGCCTAACTCTTTTAAAAAGTATTAGTTAAGTAACATGAAGTTATTAGCTCCTTGTACTACTAGACATCTTTCTGATAAGAAGTTGATTTCCATAGCATCAAGATCAGATGTGATGTTTCCACCTACTGAACCTGTTATCCATGTTTTCATTCTCCTGTCATCAGTTTGTGAAGCTCTATATCTTACGTGTAAGAAAGGTCTTCGCATGCTTCTACCAACTACTTCATCATATACTGTTGAAGTACCAGCTGGGATTAAAACACCTCTGATATCATTGAAAGCGTCTTGACCTCTTAATGAAATATCATTTAAATATCTCCAATCTGATTTGTAGAAGTCATATGATGCTCTTCTAAATCCAGAGAAACCTAAATTCAATGCCATATCCTCAGAGTTGCTGAATACACCGTAAGATGTACCACCAGACCCGTAAGAGTTCTGAGCTGCTAACATATCATCAATTGCTAATGATACTGTTCTGTTACAATAAAGCATGTACTCTTCAATAGCACCTTGCTCGTCAAACTTTTTAAGAATCTCATCAAAAGATCCTAAGTCATCTACTGCACTAGTTCCTGCAATACCTGAAGTCACATGACCTCTTGTAGTGATAGCTTTAAACAAACCTTCAGTACCGAATGATTCTCCTGCACCGTTAATTGTTGAATCTGCTACCGATCCACCGACTGTACCTTTTTCTGACTCTAAAAGAGACATTTCAAGATAATCAGCAAACCTTAATCTAGTTTCAGCTTCTGCTTTTAGATACCATAAGTATCCTGAAGTACCGTCTTCTGCGCCAACTTCAACCCAACCGATTCTTGAAGTATCAGATCCAGAAATTGAATAATGATCTTTTAAGATAATTGGTTTGTTGTTAAACGTATTAAACTGAGGCATAACTGGGTTGTTACCAGCAGTTTCGCCCATACCATTAGTTCCCTTACCAAATTCAGAACCATAAACAAATACTCTACCACTTGCTGCTAGAGTTGTTGTGTTGATACCTGAAACATCTGCAATATCACCTGAAGCATGACCTGTTGTATAAGGAGCTACTGTGATTTTATTACCTGCTGGTAAGTGCGTTACTAACGCTCTAAATACTACTGCATTAGCTTGACCATCAGATACTAGAACTGTTTGACCAATTCTGATACCGTGAGTAGCTGCTGCTGCTGCGCTTGATCCTGGAGCCGCACCTAAAGTAAGGTCACCAGTGTTGGATCCTGTTGCATATCCTGTTACTTTATACGAAAGGTGTAACCTACCTTGTTCTGTCCAAACCACTTGATCTGAGCTCATTGCCTCTTCTGCCCCAATTGCCGATAAGAAACCAGATATAGTTCTTTTACCATATACTTCTGCTTCTTGTTCAATTAGATCAGGTAAGTACTGCTGAGACCAGTCATTACTACCAGATGTAAAATCTAAATAGTTAGTAGTTATTGCCGCTTTAACTGGTGAAGGTACGCTATTTAACGCCGATCCACCTGTTGGAGTAATTGCTGCCATAATTATTTATATTTATAATTGTTAAAATTTATTTTGATTTTGGTTTAAAACGAAATGAACTCATATCGTTGTCTTGTAAAACTTTTACTTTAAGGCCTCCTGCTTCAACTTCACCAAGACCTTGTCTAGGATCCATGTTAACATTTTTTGCTTTTGCGATACTATCTTTTATAGCATCAGCTCTACCTTGTTCGTAAAAATGATTCGCAACAGCGTCAGCGTTCATTGCTGTAAACAAAGATTTGTGATATCCTTTTGCATCAGATATGGTATTACTTTTGTTGTCAACAAATTTGTTAACAAAATTATTAATATCACCTTGTTGCTCTTTGACATTACTTGCATCTTTAACATTAAATCTAAATCTTTTCTCACCTATGCTATATTCAAAACCTTTAAAGTTTTTATTAAATACATCTTTAGTTTTTTGATCAAATGTAGTTTTTTGTTTTTCTACAATCTTATCCTGCTTACTTCGTTCTTCATTGTATCTATTAAAAAAATCAACAGCCTTTTGTTGGTCAGGTGTTAACTTAACACCAGCGTTAATTTCCTCATAGTATTTAGACTTTTGCCTGTCTAATTGGGCTTTAGCGTCGGCAACTTGCTCTTTAAACGCTAATTTCTTTCGCTTGATATCTTTTGGATCATCAGCCTCATCGTCGTAAGTAAAGTTATCTTCCATTAAGAAATCTACTTCATCACTTGCTAGATGTGGTTTTGTTTGTTTATAGTATTCTCTTAATAACGCTGTGTCATCAAACTTACTATAGTCTTGATTTAATTTAACATAATCCTCAAGATCACCACCAGTTTCTTCCATAAACTTCATAAGCTTTTGGATGTTTTCTGGTAACTCTTCCCCAGCTTCTTCTGCTTTTTCAATCGCCTCTTCAACTGCTTCCTGTACTTCTTCTACCTTTTCTTCTACTTTCTCGTCAGTTATTTCTTCTAAAACTGGAGCTTCTTTCTCTTCAACAACCTCTTCTTTCTTCTCTTCTACTATCTCTTCAACAACAGGTTTTTCCTCTTGTTTCACTTCTTCTTTAGGTTGTTCTTCTTTAACCTCTTCTTCTTTAGGTTCAGCAAGATTTACCTTTATAGGTGTATCATCTTGTTGAAACTTTTTAAGACGAGGTTTTTTTACCTTAGCATCACCTTGTGGTGACTCGGCGTTTTTTTCGTCTATCTTGACGTTTTCATCTTTTGCCATAATATAATATTATAAAATTAAACATATGTACTCTCGTACAATTTCTTAAGCTTTTCCTATGTATGCTATAATTTGTCCAGCGTTTATATCGATCTCAGTATATCTACCGTAAATTGTTACACCAGCTGGAACATCTACATTAGTTTGTGTTATTTGCACACCACCAGATCCTAAACTTGTTGTTTCAGCGTCAGCATCTGCATCATTAGCTGCTCCTTCAGAGTTAGCCCAAACAGTTGCGTCATCTGCAACCAAGCCACCTGAGCTATCAAAATCTGTTGCTGTTAAAGCTGTTATAGCTACAAACACATGACCCGTAGGAGGTTTTATAGCATCACTAGACGCTGTTGTAAAAACAGATCCAGTTATCTTACCAGTCCAATCATTAGTTACTATTGCCATTATTATTTATTTATTTGTTAAACATTAACTTGGTTCGAATCTTCCTAAACCAATATCTCCACTTATTATATCATTACCTGAAGATTCAAAATTTTTATTTTTTGATGCAGCAGTTTTTCTTTGCTCCATACCTTGCATCACAACTCTTGTGTCTTTTCTATCTTCACGACCTTCTTCCATAGCCCTTGCAGCTTGTTTGTCAGCTTGCTTTAGTTGTAAGTTATACTGAAACTCTTGCTCCATTAATTGTTTTTTAAGTTCAGCTTCAAGTTGTAATTTGTTAGCGTCAAGTTCAGCTTGCTGTGCATTGTTTTGTAGCTCCAGCGCTTGTATAGCTTGTTGTTTTTGAACTTCAGCTTGAGCGGCAACCTGTTGTGCTTGTGCGTTAGCTTGAGCTTGTTGTTGTATGTTTTGCTGTGCTATAGCTTGATCTCTTTCTATTTTCTTTTTACGTCTTAACTTTAGTAATTGATTTGCAAGCTTTATATTTCTAACTTCTCTAATATCAATTGCATCTTCAAGTTCTATACTATTAGCTTGTAAAGCCATTTGTATATTGTTTTCTAATAATTGTTTTTCTTCTTCATCAGGTTGTAACTGTAAGAATATACCAAAGTCATACAAGTGTAATTCACTTAGCTCTGCTAATGTTGCTACGTTGTGTGCGCCAATTGCTTGTATAAATGCGTCTCTTGTTGGTGAATACTCTATAACATCTGATATTCTCAATGATAAGTTTTCTGCTAGTTCTGATGTTAAAAATAAACCGCCTTGTAATATATGCCTTGTTGCAACGTTTGAATTTGCAGCTGCTAGTTTTTGTACACCTACTAAAGCGTTTGCATCTGGTGTGCTAGCATCTCTAGCTTCGTTTAATCCAGTTACATCTCTTATCATCTGTAAATAATAATTGTATGTAGTGATTAAACTTTGTA